AATTCGTTAGGAATTTACAGAGAGGATACAGAGGATGTTACAAAAACGATGAAGTGGCCAGAGCGGGAATCGAACCTGCGACACACGGATTTTCAGTCGTTAGAGGAAAAGATAGATAAACTGTTACGACTAGTACAGAAAGATCAGTAAGACCAGATCCAGGGACGGGGAGATTTGGCAGTATTATTTAAATCGTCACAGTGAAGGAACCTAGTGGACCTCGGTCCAGCCATCTTAAATCCGAGTCCGGTCATCCCGTACTTCAGACAAAGTTTCATGAGTTCATAGGCTTCCTGACCGTAGATCAGAATGTCTACGGCTCTTCCTGTGGTATGTGGTCCAGTGGGTCCAGTGGATGAAATCTCATCGTTATATCGTGGACATCGGTAGGCAGAACTAATGACCATCGGTTGCTGGTATTCGTCTCGGATCAACTGTAGTTTTTCTAAGAAAGCCACGTTCATCTGGTTGCCACCACAGCAATTACAACTAAGTTCTCTATGTTTGAAGTTCCGAGTTTCGATCATTTCTTCATCCGTTTGAACATTTTGACTCCGAAGACGAGTCCTGCTGGAGCACCGAGGGCAACGAGACCCATTTCCAGAAATCCGGTATCCAGTGCTAGATTGAATAATTCTTCCATTTATAACTCCTGAGTAATTCCACTACAGACCTGGGCATAGTACAAAGACTGTTCTTCTCGTTCTTTATCACTGAGACTCAGTAGTTCAGTGTGTGTGTATTGCTCTCGGAACTTATCGATGACACAGGAACACCCCTGTGATGCTAATGAAAACGCAAAGTTCCACGGCATTCCCTTGGATTCGTAAGTCGGAATCATCCTGCTCGTACAGTTGCCTGTCCATATAAATAGATAATGAGTTTTGTATTCCAACTCGGTAGCAACTGCTGTCGTACTAAGGAGCAACAGAGGGAGCAGGAGTTTCACCTTCGCTCCCCGTGTTCTATCGTTTGTTTGAGCTCGCTTATTGCTACCGTCATTTCTTTTAGTGTCGTATTTACTCCGGTCATTATTTGGATCAACTGATTGTGCGAACTGGACATTAAATTTCGCAAAGCCTCATCGTTTACTGAGTCCTTGTCATAAAGGATTTTTCGTTCTTCCCGATGTTGATCGGAGATGTAGCGAACGTACCAGCCAGCACCAATTAGAGCGATGAATAGGCCACCCAGGTTCGATAACTCTTTAATCAATTCTATATCCATCGTTTTACTCGTTTTGTTTCTGCTGGCATATGCTCGGCCTTGTTAGTCGTTAGGAGGTGTGGGCCAGTTTACTCCTGAGAGATCACCGTTTTCTATGATTGGGTTATTTTGTGCCGGAACGTCACGCAATGCACTACGATAAGCAACCCATTCAGCACGTTTAGACTCACTCAAAGGCGAATCTGGTAAAACTGTCCAATCTGATTCTTTTAAATAAATGTCACGGTAGGATCTCATCCACTGAATCGGGTCAGTAAACAGACTCATACTTGTATCTCGTAATAAGTTGCAAAAATGTTAAAGAATCTTAGATATAAAGTGTTGTTAATTATTGCATACAACCCGTAGGTAGGATTTGTCCCTGGATTTGTGTCTAAATAAGAGATTGCACATTGATCTCTCGTTTCTGCAGCGGCCTGATACCCTAGTGCATGAGCAACAGTAATTCCTGGCGAAACTCCTAGCCCACCACCATATAAATTTACATAATGATGCCCTGTCGTTCCACTACCTGCATTTTTTACATTAGTCCAAGTGTACTGTATCAGTACATAATTACCAGAGTTTACAGTAATTGAAAATGACGTATCAGCAACATTGCCGCTAGAAGTTTGGTCTGATGTATTCTCTGCATTCTTGACTGGTTGCCCAACGGAAATAATAGTCCCTGCTGGAAATTTATTTGTACTAGCTAATACAACATTAGCTAACGTTGCCACTCCAGTAGATTCGCTGAGTAATGCTGTTGTCCCATCGCTTTTATAAATCGTAGTCCCAGAACTTTTCAGATCAATCTCTGTTCCTGTTAGACTTCCACCTGTTAGGGCCACCGCATTTGCATTCTGAGTAGCCATTGAACCCAGACCCAGATTTGTCCGGTTGGTAGCACTGTCCACATTTGATAGTGTGATTGTCCCAGAAGACTCCGTTGCCATCGTGGTCGAGTTTAATTGAATCTCTCCTGCCATTTAGTGTCTCACTGAAAGGGTTCCTGTTAAGTTCATTGTTCCGGTCAAATTGATAGGACCATCCAAGATCACCATTTTACCTGCTACGGTCAGAGATCCGCTAAACGTGGTGTCTCCCATGTAGAGTCGGTTATTACCGGATGATACGGTGATGTTGTCACTGATACTGTTTGCGTGTTCAAACGAATTGGCAGTTCCTGCGGTAAATACCTGAGACTGCGTGACCCACTCGACATCTGTACCACCGGAGTTCAGTGCTAAGACCTTGGACCCATTCCCAGAGTAACTCGGTAACAGGTTTGACCTAGCTTCTGCTTCGGTACTTGCTCCTGTTCCTCCATCGGCTATTGTGATGTCGGTAATGCCTGTGATCGAACCACCTGTAATGCTGACAGAATCAGATGCCTGAGTCGCTATGCTTCCGAGACCTAAGCTAGTCCGTGCCGTTGCACCGGATTCAGTGACCCAGTTCGTTCCGTTCCCAACAATAAAGTTCCCATCTGTTACCGTTAAGGCCGCAATGTCATCCAACTGAGTATCCCAGGCTTGCACCGAAGATCCGATGTCTGAATCGACAACTACGTTGCTCCCTCCGTTCTGGAGGGTTCCGGTAAAATTGGCTGTTGTATCGTCATACTTTGCGGTGTCTGCATTATAGCCTTGGACCGTACTCCCGATGTCATTGTCTACCAGAACATTCGAGCCACCGTTCTGTAATGTTCCTGTGAAGTTTGCTGTGGTATCTCCATAGTCTGCATTGGTGGAACTGTACGCTTCGACATCAGTACCAATCGTCAAACCCAGACTTGCTCTAGCCGTAGCACCGGATTCCGCTACCCAGGTAGTGCCATTGCCGACAATAATATTTCCGTCTGTGACTGCCAAAGAACTGATGTCATCGAGTTGCTGGTCCCAAGCCTGGACCTGAGATCCGATGGAAACTCCGAGACTTGCTCTGGCTGTTGAACCAGACTCTGCCACCCAACTAGTCCCGTTTCCTACGATGATGTTCCCGTCTGTTACGGCTAACCCAGAAATGTTCTGTAACCCCAGACTGTATGCCTGGATATCACTACCAATGGCTAATCCAAGTAACGTCCTCGCTTCTGAATCAGAAGTCCCTCCTGTGCCACCGAGGGAAACCGGAACCACTCCAGCCGTGATCACTTGATTGGAAATCGTTAAATAATTTCCGGTAACCGTTGCTAACGAAGTAGTGACAGGTTCAAATCCGGTCCCACTGACATAGTATTTCAGAATCGAATTCGTAGTGTCGTACCAGAGATCTCCAGGATCAGGAGTTTCGGAATACGGATTCGTTGCTCCCGTTTTGTACTGTCCCTGGAAAGAAGCCAGTGCTGCTTCTGATGCGGCTTGTGCTGTCTCGGAATCGGTCTTTGCAGTCTCTGCAGCTTCCTTTAGAGTCCTGACAGTCTCGACATCAACGAGCAGTTCAAAGTACGTTGTATTGGTTAGTGACGTTCCAGCAGAAGCATTGACTTTCGTGAAATACACATTGTCATTCGATGAATCCCTGATCAGATCTCGGACTACATAAGATGCTGTGGTCGTTGTAGAATCGCTACCTCTAAATGTCCCAATTTCTTGGGTGGTCACGAATGCTCCCGTGGAATCAAAAGCCAGTAGCTTTCCGGCAAGATCTGCAGTTCCTGCTGCTAACTTCAGTGAAGTCGTATCCGTATCATTGACCGTCTCATCGAATCCAATCGCTTTGTCCGCAAGGTTCTTTACCTGCTGGCACATCATGGTCAATTTATCGAATGCCGCTTCTAAAGTTTCAGCATCAAGAATATCGTTATTTGCGTAGTCTGTGGTCTGAAGGAAGTCGGTTTCTCTCAGGATCGTTACCAAGGTTCCAGTAGCTGGAGCAGTCACAAAAGTAACGGTTCCCGTACTGTCCGGATCAGTCAGAGTGTAGTGCGTGGTGATCGTCTGAAGAGTGTCATTCAAATAAACGAGGATCTGGGACTTCTCCGTAAAAGGAAAATTGACAGTAAATTGAGTAGTCGAGGAATTCCCCCCGTACTGAACCTTGTTCCGGAGTACTGAGACCGTCATAAAGATCCTCCATACGGAACGATTTCAGCAGGAGACAGTCCAGGCAAGAAGTTCTGATTGTTCTCTCGTTGGAAACGATTCTGCATTCTGGTAAGACTTCCTGGATTCAACATTTCACGGACTTGGTAATCAATCATGTAGTCAAAGGCTGTTCTGGAAGCCCAGAAGTTGACATAAGGAGTGTTGTTACGGATGACCTGCCAGAGACTTTCTCCGATCTCTCCGATTTCTTCATCTCCTCTCAGTACTGCGACTGTTGCTCCACCGACTGCAAATACATCTTGTGCTGTGCTAATTGTAGGTCCACCGAGTAAATCGGCAAGACCATAACCGTACTTGCGAACATCGTTAATCAAGAAGTCTGCAGCTAGTCCTCCAAAGCCACTTTGGGTTACTCCAACGTATGCAATTTTATAAATGTTATCAGGGTCTCTTGGATCAAGTGGTTCTCGGCCTTTCAAAATGTCTTTGGCGGACTTTACGGCATAGCCGATGCCAACCATCGGAAGTAAATGAAACATCGCAGGAGCACCCATCTGGGCAACCCGTGGAAAGTTCCGTATCATCATCGACAACGGGAATCCTCTGAATTGCCAGAAGAGCCTTGCGGCCATACCGGATGCAGTCCCTGCTTTTCCTGCTCCCTCTCCACCGAAGGGAACTCTTCGCATAAAGGCTTGTTCCCGTGCTCCAGGCTCAATAACTGCCATCGTGTTTTCCCCAACGAGGAACATCTGGACCTTGTCTGCCAGTTCTCTCGCTTTTGCTACGCTATCCGGTGGGACTGCTCCGTTGTCAATGGCTTGTCGGACTCCATGGGGAGA